GTAGGCACCCAAGTCAACGCCAAGCGGAGTTTATACCGCATGGGAGACTCAACAAGATGATTCCTACCTCTCCCAAGAAGGGGGACGTGGAAAAACTTGAGGAGTGCAGCATGACCGTCTAACCGATCCCGCCTTTTCAGCGGTTTCAGTACAAGCGTTCTAGTTTCGAACGCCTGTAAGCTACGATTCCAACGAGTTGGATTCATAGCGTCCTGACGAGAATGCCACCCTAACGAACCGCTCTCCGAAGATACAAGAGGAAGAGTTATTCCTAATCTCTCTTCAACTTCATTCTTCAGTGCGGTGGAGAACTCGTAAAGACCACGCATCCATGCTTGGTTGCTGGTCGATACTAAACCTCCAATAACGTTAGGCTCTGTTGACAAGTCGTCTGGGCGGTGTTTAAGATAAAGAGGAGTCACGTCGACCCCTCTGAACCCATCCACACCACAGCTCTCTCTAAAGTTACCAGTGAGAAAGCTCTTGTTTCGGTTGATTTTAAGGCCAACCGCCTCAAGCCAGTCAACACAATGGTGAGCATAATCCGTGTTGATGATGATATCATCACCAAAAACACGAATTTGCCTAGCCGCGCGTCTTACTCTCGCCATAGTGGGCTTTAATGCCCACTTGTCCAGAATAGCTGCAATGCAGACCATCGCAAAGCAGGTAGACTGAACTGGAAAGGTTAAGGCGTTCCCCATTCCGGCAAATTTACTCAGAAGGTTGAAGGACATGACGTCCGATTCAATCTGAGTAGAACGACAATCCATCATATGGTCAAAGAATTGACCATGATGTCTAAAACAGGCCTCTACGAGCTTAACGCTCAAGAGATCTGAAGCAGACTTCAAATCGATGGTTGCCCAGTTACCGAGACGGGAACCTTCCAATGCGAGTTTTTGATTCTCGCCTTGGTCGGTTAATGCTAGACAATTACTGAGAACTGTACAACGAGATATATAATCCCGAAGTACAATATTCAGGCCTTGTTGGATAAATTGTCCCAACATAGGCTCGACTGTAATTGTTCGCCGCGATGTCGAGTTCTTCGGCACCGTGACTAGTCTAGCAGTGCGACTAGAAGCCTGAGTCTGAGAGCAAAAGAGTTGATCCCTCGACTCGCTAACAATGGATCTCTCACTCAATTCGGTGAGAGTCACTCCAAAGTCA